GATTGTTTGTGTGTCTTTCTCTGGTGTAGATGTATATAGTGGTTGTCCTGGTATACCTACTCTATTAAGATAGGTGGCGTAAGATGTGATTTCTTTGTTAAATGTCTTGTTTGTTCTATCGAAAGTATAATGTGTATTGTTGAGTAGACCATTTGCATTGTCTCTTAATGTGTCCTGTGTTGATAGAATTTGGTAACTCTTTAGTGTTCTCATTTCAATAGGTGTATCTACTTGTGGTTTTTGATAGGCTGTAAAGAAGGACTCTACAGGTTCTCTTGGTTCTACCTTATTTGTAGAGAATAGATTAGACTTTGATACAAAGTTGTAACCACGATGGTTCTCAAAGAAACTATATGTGGTAGCATTGAAATCCCTTGATATACTTCGTTTCGCAGCCATGCGTATAAACTCGAATGGGTAACGATTGTTACCTAGTAGATGAACAAACTTACTAGATTCCTCAGCGTAGAATGCCTTTTCTGTTTGTAATACATTCGTCAATACATCAGCGATAATACTGTTTGTAGACCCTCTATACGCTTGTTTTACTCTGGTCTGTGAGTTTCTCATGGCGTCCATAGAAACAAAGTGTAATGTGTATACCTGTTCAGTATTTGATGTAGGTATGATGTTTGATATCTTGTATATACGACCTCTAAATGTTTTGAAATCTATACTCTCTGCTTCGTCATTGGTGCGTAGTTCAAACTCTATTTCTTCTTGCCCTGTCATGGACATATTACTACGGTGGTTCATAGTGTCTCGTATTATGATGTTACCAGACATGTATGGCGTATTCATACTTTCATAGATGTTTAATTCTAACATGAGATTACGACAAGATAGGCGTGGTAATGTCTGACCAAATATTGTTACATCTTGTAACTGATAATCACCCGCCAGAAAGTCTTTGGCTGTACTCATAATCTATCTCCTAATGAGGTTTCTAAATTCTTCCGTGAATTTAGTTACATATGCACGGTCCAATAATCGTATTTGTCTCTTATTATCGTTGAGTGTCTGTTCGTGTTCGTAGTTTGTTACTGGTAATGCACCTGTTGTATCACTTGATACCTGTAGTTTTTTTGTTGTATCGCCAGATGTTGCGTTAATCTCGTAATGATGTATGCCGTTTGGATCGTCATACTTATCACGCACAAAGGCAGATAACGCAACTTGGTCTAGCGGCCAATCATAACGGGAGGTTATGTTGTTTACTGTAACAATAATCCAGTGTAACTCTGGGTCGCCATAGTATTTGTCCGCGACTATATCTGGTTGTTCACCATCTTTTACACTATAGAAATCAAATACCTGTGTATTGGCTGCGACATTAGCACGCAGGTTGACACGCCTTAAAATATCTGTTATAAGTACCTGTTCTTGGTTGTCTTGTAAATCGTATTGATACAATGGAAATTTCTCAAAATATGCCATATTAGAATCCCTCTTTGACTAATTCTTTTGTAATGATTTCTGTTTCTGTAAACTGTAGTGTCATATTGGTCTCTGTAGGTGGTGGACTACCATCTATTGGTCTAAAGTTTTGTTGTTCACCACTTGGTCCATATTTTACATCAACCCCTGTGCATACACATGAATGTATCATAGGAAACCATGTATTCTGTGTGCCTTGATACATGTAGAATATATCAAACTCTGATGGCATACGCAGGTGTCGTCCAACTTTCTCACCAAACATACGCTCTGGTGAAGCATGAAACTTAAATAGTCTTACGATATCATCTACAATACGCACCTCGTTCTCACTTCTAGGTGTAAATCTAAAATTGTATGAGAAAGTTCTAAAATCTACATTAGAAAAGATTGCCTCTAACGCAGGATTAGGTGCCTCGTTAATCATCTTGTTTAATTGTCCTACTGGATCACCTGCACCTAGAAAACTTGTAATCTTTAATGCGCCTTTGGCACCCATAATCTCACCAATACTACTCGCCACTGTATTGAGATTGGCAGTATTTGCCTGACTTGATATGTAATCTGTCAATGATTGCCCTTCACCAATAACACCAGCAGTCTGCATAAGTGTGCCTGCAATACCTGTCTCACTATTTTTATAGTTCATCTTGTAACTTGCCTCTATGTTTGGTGGCATATACAGAGCAATCGTGTCTTTTGATTGTACAAACTTACCCGCTTGACGCAGGTTGTAACTTGTAGAGAATCCACTTCTTTCACTTGCGGATAGTTTGAGTTCTTCTTTGATTGGTCTACCAGATACTTTAGATGATCTACTTAAACCTTCTTCTGGATCTGCTTGACCAGGTTTACTACCTGTAATCGCACTACCAACTGCACCAACAGCCCTTGCAGAAGCGGACTTTGTAGGACTTATGTACTTTGATGTGTTTCTCTCAAAGATGTGAAAGAGTATATAATGTCCAAAGTCATTGTTACCTAAGTCTTCTGGGTATTGATGTATACCATAATCAAATCTACTTTGTTCTAAATTAAGATGTGAAGTATCTGCAGGTGATTGACTACCTCTACTGAGGTTAGGACCTGTGGCTGCTGCCATCTTGTTAGACGCACCAAATATATTACCAGCGACCCTTTGTTTTAATCTTTGTAAACTGCTTGACATGTTAACTATTTATGTTATAATGGGGCAATTGTTGACCAATGTTTTAGTTGGTCCTCTGTTATTATCTGAAAGTTTTGACCTCGTTTACGACAATACTCTTTGGCTGCATTCCATTTGGCTGTATTGATGACAAATTGTTCTGCGGTATATGCCCATGATCTGGTCTTGCGTTTTGGTATATGTGGTGGTATAGTGTACTTTTTAGGCTTGACTTCCCATACTGTTTCTGTTATAATGCCATCTTTATTCTTATACTTAATCCATATATCAGGAAAGTACCTACTTATCTTGCCTGTCATAGGGTGTTTATATGGCACAAAGAACTCCTCACTTGCCCACTTCAGCACATTCTGATTGTTGTCTAGGTATCTAAAACAAGTAAGTTCCCATGATGACCTGAATACTATGTTACTAGGGTCGCCTTTGTATTTCTGTGGGAATCGTGGTTTGAATTTACCCTGTATCAACATTTTGTTTGATAATCTCTTAATCTTCCTCATACAATTATTTAGTGCGACCACATAAATAGAAGTATGGCCACAATTTTCGATAGAATAAGAAACGAGGTAGGTGATAGAAACTTATCATTGGCATGGTATAAAAAGAAAGTAAGTAGTCTTGCAAGTAGAATATCTGCAGGTCGTTTAATGCGTGAGGGTAAGATACTCAAAACACCTGGTTTTAATCAACTTAATTTTTTTAGATACAATCCTAAAACTGCGGCACTATTACCGTACTATGATACATTCCCATTAGTTATGCCTATAGATAGTGCACCAGGTGGTTTCTTAGGCATAAACTTTCACTATCTACCAATACCAATGAGAATGAGATTATTAGAGACACTATCAAAAAGAAAGTTTGCTGGTGATTATAGAAAGTTAAAAAATATTAAACTTGTAAAACCATGTATCAAACACTATCTACGATCACAGTTTGCAAGTGGGTTCTATAGATTAGAAGAAATAGATTATGCACCTGCAATATTCATGCCAGTTCAATCATTTAAGAAAGGCGGCATGACAGCGGCACATAGAGATAGTAGAAGGATTGCAAGTTAATGGCAATATTCAGACAAGGTAAGAGATTAGGTCCTTTTGACATAAGACTTGGCATACCGCGTGGGCGTGAGTATGATAACATACCAGGTGACCCTAGGGTAAAACAAAGAGCAAACCCAGAGACAACAATCAATCGTTTTAGGGCTGCGATTGCAAAGGGTGAGGGCGTTGCCCGTAACACAAGATTTTTAGTTAACTTACAATTACCTAAAGGTAAGATATTAGAAGAAATACTTAACACTACAAATACAAAAGCAAGAGAAGGTGTTGTTGTAGATGAACAACAATCTGGTGCAGTTGGCATGTTATCAAATGACCGTAATATGTCGCCAGATGTTTCATTGATGTGTACTAATGCCACTATGCCTAGTAGAACATTCAATACAAGTCCATATCGTATATCAGGTGCACCATATAAGTACCCAACGCAAGTACAGTATTCAGATGTTACACTTACATTTATTGGTGATAAATTTTTACGACTAAGGCGTTTCTTTGAGATGTGGCAAAGTTCAATATATAATAACCAAACTGGATTGTTTAATTTTTACAAAGAGTATATTGGTGATATAGATATATTTCAGTTAGGTTCTTTTGATGATACGAATGATAGAGACGCGGCTACATACGGTGTTAGATTAAGAGAAGCATTTCCTGCTGTCATAGGCGAAGTTGCATATGATAGTGGTAGTAATAATCAGTTTGTTGCAATCAATGTAACATTCGCATATAGAGATTGGTTGAATTTCAACCTAGATGTTGATAGTGTTGGCAAAGTAGGCGGACTATCATCAGGAGAGATAAAACCAGGCGGTGGATTCTTTGATAGTCTACCACCTGAGTTAAGAAGAGCAGGGCGTCAAGTTGTTGGTCAACTTAAGCGTTCAATCCCAATTGGTAAAGTATTTGGTGGTAAAGTATTTCCACCACTTACATTTTAATTATTAAGGAGTTAATATAATGGCATTACCTAAATTAAATACACAAAAATTTGAATTGATGATCCCTAGTACGGACAAAAAAGTGAAGTATAGACCCTTTCTTGTAAAAGAAGAAAAGATACTACTTCAGGCACAACAAAGTGGCAAGGCTACAGAAATGGCAGACGCTTTAGTTGAAGTGATAGAGAATTGTACTTTTGCTGATGTGAAAGTAGATAATTTACCATCATTTGATATAGAGTATATCTTTCTAAAGATACGCTCTAAATCAGTAGGGGAAAAAGTTACTCTTAATGTAACTTGTCCTGATGACAACGAAACAAAAGTTAAACATACAGTTGACTTATCAAAGATAGAGGTAGAAGTAGAAGAAGACCACACTAACACAATTGAATTAACTGATAGTGTAAAAGTCATTATGTCTTACCCTACTATCAAAACATTTAGTGGCGCTAGTGTAAATGAATTAGACGCTGAACAAATTGTAAAACTAACAACAAGATGTATTCATCAAATCGTTGACGGTGTAGAGACATATGAGGCAGCAGATTTAAGTGAGGCAGAATTAGTTGAGTTTGTTGAAAACTTAACACAAGAACAGTTTGCTAAATTGCAATCTTTCTTTACTACAATGCCAAGACTTAAACATGTAATCAATGTAACTAACCCTAAAACAAAAAAGAAAGGTAAAGTAACACTACAAGGTATGCAAAGTTTTTTTTAGTAGGCCTCTCGCACATTGATTTAGAAGCCTATTATCAACTAAACTTTCAAATGATACAATTACATCATTGGTCTTTGACGGAGATAGAAGATATGCTACCTTACGAAAGAGAGATTTATTTAACTATGTTGAATGAACATGTGAAACAAGAAAACAAAAGAATGAAAGAAGCACAGGCTAAAAACAGGAGATAAAAATGGCAGAGGCAGAAACTAAAACAGTAGTACAACCACATCCAGCAGATACGAATGGTGATGGTAAAGTATCAGATAAAGAGCATGAAATGTATATGGAGTTCAAGCGTAAAGAGTTAGAAGACGCTGACGCTATGAGAGACGCACAAAGAAAGATGGCATGGTATTCTCTATATGGTATGTTATTATACCCAATCGCAATAGTTGTCGCTACAGTTGCAGGTTTAGAACAAGGTGCAAAAATACTAGGTGATATGGCAGGTGTTTATTTCATCGCTGTTGCAGGTATTGTCGCAGCCTTCTTTGGTTCACAAGCAATAGGTAAAAAGAAGTAATAAATTATGGCTGACTTTAAAGATGTAATATTAAGACTACAAGAGAATAAAAACGATAACCGTGAGGTCATTGAAAAACAATCAAATGATTTAATCAATGGTTTTAGAGAGATCGTTAAGTCTCAAAATAGGTCTTTTGGTCAGTCTCTGGCATTACAACAAAAGAGAACTAACGAGGCATTAGGTGGTCTTGGTGGTGTATTTAAGAGTGAAGATAAGGGTGATGATAAAGTAGAGGCTACACAATCTGGTAGTCTTGCCAACATAGCACAAATACTGACAGATATTCATGGCAGTATAATGAATTTCTTGGTAGTAACCAAAACACAATTAGATGAGAATGAAAGATTAAGATTATTACAAACTGGTGGTGGTGCAGGACCAACTCCAGGTGTAACAGGCGCTGACGAACAAAAACAATCTGGTCGTGGACTAGGTATGTTAGGCATAGGGGCACTTGCAGGTGCCGCATTAGCAGGTGCAAAAGGACTTGCCATGATGGGTGTGGCAATATCTGCCTTCTTTGGTGGTCTTGTTGCAGGAGACGCCGCACTATCATACTTGGACGCTGACTTAAACTTTACAAAAATAAAAGAAGCGGCAAAAGGTTTCTCTGGCATTGTTGCTGAATTATCACCAGAAGCGATGGTATCTCTTGGTGCAATCATGGCCGTAAGTGCCGTTGGTGGTACAAAGGCTGCATTAGGGGTAGGGGCATTTGGTGCTGGTATATCTGCTTTCTTTGCAGGTCTACTTTTAGGGGACGCCATATTCTCTGGTATAAGTGCATTAGGTTATGACTTTGATTTTGCAGGTATCAAACAAGTTGTAAAAGGTTTTGGTAGTATCATAGACGAAATGTCTGTGGCTACTCGTATTACATTAGGGTCAATGTTAGTTGCAGGTAGTGCCTTAGGATTTGCAGGTAAGTCAGCAGTAACAAAAGGTGCATTAGGTATCGCGGCATTGGCTGCAGGTATAGGTGGTTTCTTTGTTGGTCTTGCATTAGCAGATACATTAGTTGAAGGACTTGATTATCTAACTGGTGCGGCAGACTTAGGTAATATCAAAAAAGTTATTGATAGTATTGGTGGTATCATATCAGGATTAGATGAAACAACCCTTGCATCATTGGGATTATTAATTGGTACAGGTGTCGCATTAGGTACGATATCTAGGAGTCCACTCAAAGCAGGCCTTGCCGTAGCAACACTTGGTGCAGGTATAGGTGGATTCTTTGTAGGTCTGGCATTGTCTGACGCAGGCATGTCATATCTGAATAGTGATTTTACAGCGATTGCAAATGCCACTGCAGGGTTTAGTAATGCAATAGATAATCTATCTACTGAGGCACTTGCAACACTAGGTGTCTTATTGGCTGCAGGTGGTCTATTAGGTAGTGTAACTTCAGTTGCAACACAAACAAAAATGGTACTTGGTATTGGTGCATTATCTCTTGGTATTGCAGCCTTCTTTGCTGGTTTTTCTGCGGCAGATTTTGTAGCCGCAAATGTAGGTGATGGTAGTAATGTCGTTACATTGATGTCTAACTTTAGTGCGGCTGTAGGTGCATTAGATACCAACGCATTGACGGCACTTACTGTGCTATTAGGTGCAGGTGCATTATTTGGTGCGACTGGTCTTGCAGGACCAGCAGCGATTGGTATGGGATTAATTGGTGCAGGTATCGCCGCATTCTTCTTAGCATTTGAGGGACTTGCGGCAATAGGTGATGTCATAGGGTTAGATGGTAGTAATACGAAAAAACTTATTGGCAATATGGTCGATGGTGTTAAGAGACTAAATGAGATAGATGGTAAAAATTTAAATGAAGTTGTAGGACCACTTGCATTAGTAGGACCTGCAATACTCGCCTTCATGGGTTCTAAAGGACTTGGTGGATTAGTTTCTGGTACAATTGGTGCAGCCAAAGATGGATTCAATTATCTTAAATCATTCTTTGTAGACCCAGGGCCTAAAGGACCTACACTTATTGAGAGTATGATAGACTTACTCAAACCACTAGAAGATTTTGACGCTTCGAATATACAAGGTTTTATTGATACATCAAATGCCCTTACAAACTTTATTAATAATGATTATAGAAAAGGGGCAGATGATTTCGAATACTTTGTAAATAAAGTTGCAGGATTGGCACCAGTATTAGAGGGTGCAATATTTGGTGGTATGAGTGTAGATGGTATTGAAGTTCAAGGTCTTGCAAATGGTGGTGATGGTTACTTCCAGGCACAGAAAAATATTATGATGTTAAAAAATGCGTTGAGTGAAAATCAGATGGAAATGGGTACGATACAGGCAGAAGGTGCTGCTGGTGGCCCTGCGAATATAAATGCTAATTCAACCTCTGTACAAAATACCAATGTCAATAGTCAATCAACATTTTCTGTTGCAAGTTCGACACAGAACCAAGAGCGAACCGTTGGCATGATGAACAGTATAAACGGTTCGCAATATTCTATGGATCCTTTTGAACCTTCTTTTTAAGCCGTCTGAAACCTAGGCGTCTTTGTTAAGGTTGATAAATTTTTAATCTTCGTCTGTTTCGTTTGTTTCTTTAAGTTTTTCATTTTAGTTCTCCCTTTAAATTGTGATAGCATTGTTGCTACCTGCCTAGTTAGCGTCATGTTTACTCCATTGGTTTATAGATGGTGATAAGTTCTTCTTTACCTTTCACCTTTATCTTATCCACTTCAACTGATTTAATATCAACCAATTGTTCTTGTGTATAAGACGAATATAAAGTAGGTGTAACTTTACCATTATCATCTTTGTAATTTCTTGTCGCTGCTTCTAAACGAGCGGCAAGATTTACGGCGTCACCTATAACAGAATAATCTAATCGCATTTCACTACCCATATTACCTACTATGCATGTACCAGTATTAACACCTGAACCAATGTTAATATCTGGCAAACCTTTTTGTCTAAATTCTTCTTTTATTTTATCTGTTTCTTTTGCACATTCAATAGATGTCTTTACTGCCATCTCAGCATGATTAGGACAATCTAATGGTGCATTCCAGAATGCCATTATACAATCACCCATATACTTGTCTATTGTACCACCATTTTCTAATACTATCTTACTCATACGGTTTAGATAGTCATTGATAACTGTAACAAGTCCTTCTGGATCGTCATTGTTTTTATAGTATTCTGAAATAGGTGTGAAACCTACAATGTCCATAAACAAGAAAGACATTTCTTTTCGTTCACCACCTAGTTTTA